TTACATCAGTCAGATGTCCGACATCGACTGGATGAACTGGAGACCGGACCAAGGCGGCGGCGGTGTCGTTGAAGGATCACACTTCAAAAGGATCACCACGCCTAGCGGCCCAGGCTTTGAGGTCGTCTGCACCGACGCCAATCAGGCAGCTTGGAGTAGCAGCAACAAAGCGGTGTTGGCGGTCAAGAACAACGTCACTGCGCTGGGCCAGACGCAGGACTGGAAGTGGGATATGTACTTGCCCGCCCAATCCATAAACGTCGACCAGTATGTGCTGTGGCAGTGGCACACGAACTCCAGCAGCGGCCACAACATCGGGCTAAACCGTGACGGCACCTATCGTTTGACACGGCAATCCGCTTACGGCCAGGTCTACGAGCGCAACTACACGGGCGGGCCTCCGATCGTCTTCGACAGATGGCACCCGTGCAGGATTCAGGTCAAGTGGTCTTTGAACAGCGACGGGTTCCTGCGGATGTGGATCGACAACAAGCAGGTTATGAACTTTAGCGGGGCAACCCAGTTCGCTAATGACGGAACCCCGTATTTGCAGTTCGGTTGGTACGGGATTCGCCCGTCCGGTGTTACTAACACCGTCAGGTTCGGGAATATACAGCGCGCAGTGACTTGACAATGAACAGAGGAGGTCGGGGTGAGTGCAGAACTTGCCCCGACTCCGCCTCATGTGATCGGCCCGGTCTGGCAGCGGTTGGTCGACGGAGGATGGTACCTGCCTGAGCGAACCCTCGGCTGGGGCGTCCTCAACTGGTGGGCTGACTACGTCAACACCCCCGGCGGAGACAACGCCGGGTCCCCGTTCATGCCGACGCTGGAGCAGGCTCGCTTCATCCTCTGGTGGTACGCAGTCGATGAAGAGGGGAAGTACGCCTTCCGCGAAGGATTCCTCCGCAGAATGAAGGGCTGGGGGAAAGACCCGCTAGCCGCAGCTTTGTCCCTCGTGGAGCTGTGCGGCCCGGTCGCCTTCTCCCGCTTCGACTCCAACGGAGACCCGGTCGGTAAGCCGCGCCACGCGGCGTGGATTCAGGTCGTCGCAGTCTCCCAGGACCAGACCAAGAACACGTTCCGCCTCTTCCCGATCATGGTGTCGCGGAAGATGAAAGAGGACTACGGGCTAGAGGTCAACAAGTTCATCATCTACTCCGCCGCTGGCGGGCAGATCGAGGCGAACACCTCTTCGCCCGCCTCGATGGAGGGCAACCGCCCGACTCTGGTGATCCGTAACGAGATCCAGAATTGGGTAGAGACGAACGACGGCCACGAGTTGGCGAACGTCATCGAAGGAAACGTCACCAAGATCCCCGGTGCCCGAGCTCTTTCGATCTGCAACGCCCACATCCCCGGGCTGGACTCGGTTGCCGAGAGGCAGCACGACACCTGGCAGGACATCCAGTCCGGGAAGGCTGTCGATGTCGGGATGCTGTACGACGCTATCGAAGCGCCGGCAGACACCCCCGTCTCGGAAATCCCCTCCGAGAAGGAAGACCCTGAAGGCTACGCACTAGGCGTTCAGAAGCTCAAGGACGGGCTGGAAGTCGCCCGAGGGGATTCGTACTGGCTTCCGCTGGACGAGATCCTGATGTCGGTCCTAGACACCAAGAACCCCGTCACAGAATCGCGCCGCAAGTTCCTCAACCAGATCAACGCCCACGAGGATTCGTGGGTCGCCCCGAACGAGTGGGATCGGCTGGCGCTTACAGCGCCGATGTTCGCCCTCCAGAAGGGTGATCGGATCACCCTCGGGTTCGACGGATCTAAGTCGAACGACTGGAGCGCCCTGGTGGCGTGCCGAGTCAGTGATGGGTGCCTGTTCCTCATCAAACATTGGGACCCGACGAAGTACCAGAACGACGAAGTCCCGAGAGAAGACGTGGACGCCACGGTGCGTTCGTGCTTCGCGGCCTACGACGTTGTCGCCTTCCGGGCCGACGTCAAGGAGTTCGAGGCATACGTCGACCAGTGGGGCAAAGACTTCCGCAGGCAGATCAAGGTCAACGCCACTCCGAATAACCCGATCGCCTTCGACATGCGCGGTCAGCAGAAGAGATTCGCCTTCGACTGCGAGAGGTTCCTCGACGCCGTTCTAGAGCGAGAGCTTAACCACGACGGAAACCCGGTCCTGAGACAACACGTCCTCAACGCCCGTAGACACCCGACCATATACGACGCGATCTCCATAAGAAAAGCGTCGAAGGACTCTAGCCGCAAGATCGACGCCGCCGTGTGTGGGGTGCTCGCTTTTGGCGCAAGACAGGACTTTTTGATGTCGAAGAACTCGCGCTCCGGTCGAGTGGTGGTGATTCACCGATGACCTCCCCGCAGCAGAACAAGGCCCCTAACGGCTATCTGAAAGACGGGACTCCAGCGCAGACGGTAGACGCTGCTCGTGACGACATGATTAACCTGTTCCAAGAGAAGCAGCGACTACTCACGGACAACACCGCTTACTACGAGTCAGAGCGCCGGCCAGACGCCATCGGCATCGCGGTCCCGCTGACGATGCGGAAGCTGCTCGCCAACGTGGGCTACCCCCGGCTGTACGTCGACGCTATCGCGGAACGTCAAGAGCTGGAAGGATTCCGGGTCGGCGGAGCCGACGACGCTGACGAGGTGTTGTGGGACTGGTGGCAGGCCAATGACCTGGATGTCGAAGCGACTCTAGGACACACTGACGCACTCGTTCACGGGCGGTCGTACATCACGGTCTCTAAGCCCGATCCGGCTACTGACCCGGGAATCGACCCTAACGTCCCGATCATCCGGGTAGAGCCGCCTACGGCTCTGCACGCGGTTATAGACCCGCGAACCCGACAGGTGACTCAAGCGATCCGCGCCGTCTACGACGACGAGGGTACGAAGGTCATCTCGTCGACTCTGTATCTGCCGGACTCGACGATCGTCTGGATCAAAGACGACAACGGGGACTGGGTAGTTCTGTCGCAGATCCAGCACGGGCTGGAAATGGTACCGGTGATCCCGATCGCCAACAGGACTCGTCTCTCGGATCTTATCGGCACGTCGCAGATCACACCGGAGATCCGGTCCTGCACCGACGCTGCTGCTCGAATTATGATGGACATGCAGGCGACAGCCGAACTCATGGCGATCCCACAGCGGCTGATCTTCGGCGCTAAGCCGAAAGAGGTCGGCGTGGACCCGGAGACGGGCCAGAAGCTGTTCGACGCATACATCGCAGCGATACTCGCTTTCGAGGAACCCCAGGGTAAGGCGTCGGAGTTCTCCGCAGCCGAGCTCAGGAACTTCGCCGAAGCCATCTCCGTGCTCGACAAGAAGGTCGCATCCTACACCGGGCTTCCCCCGCAGTACTTGTCTGCTCAGTCCGACAACCCAGCCTCGGCTGAGGCCATTAAGGCTTCGGAATCCAGGCTGGTCAAGACGGTAGAGCGGAAGAACAAGATCTTCGGCGGGGCCTGGGAGCAGGCGATGCGCGTGGCTACGAAGGTGATGAAGGGCGGGGACATCCCGCCCGACATGTACCGGATGGAATCCATCTGGCGCGACCCGTCGACCCCGACGTATGCCGCCAAGGCGGATGCAGCCGCGAAGCTGTACGCCGCAGGCCAGGGTGTGATCCCGAAGAAGCGTGCTCGCTTCGATATGGGCTACTCGATCTCAGAGGTCGGAGAGATGGAAAGGTGGGACGAGGAAGAGATCCCAGCGCTTACGGCGCTGCAGCAGATCGTCAATCCGAAGCCCGCCGCTACGTCTGATTCGTCCGCTGCGGAGCCTACGTCTACTAAGACGGAGTCGCCGCAGACATGACGCCCGAAGAGTATGCCGCTAGACAAGCGGTGATCTCTGCGGTTGTCGCTCGTTTCGTGATGCAGTTCGGCCAGTTCTTCACGCGTCCTCTGCTCGGTCTGACCGAGTGGTTGAACCTGCTGGGCTTGCTGTTCCCCGAGGTCCAGCGGCAGCGGGAGGAATCTGCTGCGCTGGCTAGGGAGTTCTACGACTCACAACGCGAGCTAGCCCACCCGGAGCTGCCTCTCAACGAGAGACTGCTAGTGGCGACCCGGTTTGAGCAGTTCGTAGAGAACATGGAGCCAGCTCGTAAGCGGATGTCCCGGGAGGACTCCCCCGACGACGCTTTGGCCTCTCTCGCTCTTCGAGCAGTTCGTGAAGTAGAGAACGCCGGTCGTCGGCAGATCATTTCAGCGGTAGAAGAAGATCCAGCCCCCAGGATCATCCGAGGCTGGGCGCGAGTGGCTACAGGCCGCGAAACATGCGCCTGGTGCCTGATGCTCATCTCCAGAGGCCCCGTATACCACGGGGCCGAGCGCGCCGGCCTCAAGATAGACGACACAACCGCGCTCGCAGCGTTCCGCGACGCTCCTGACACCGAGACGTTCTTCAAGGACATCGAGGGCGAGATGGAGCAGTGGCCT